TCACGCTTCATCCTTGTCAGAAATATAAACTTCCGGCACATCCGTCCACTCAGTCCAACTACCAAACATGTTTACGCCAATGCCGCCCACTTCTGGATTTGCACTGCGAAACTGACGATATTGCAATGTAATCGTTGCATCAATAAACGGTGCTGACCGAGACTTTGCCCATCTTAATTCGATGTTATTCATACTTCACTCCGTAATACATCAAAAATTGTGCCGTATTGTTTGCGCCATTCGCCATCCATGTAGCCAGCGTTCATCATAAATTCAGCATACACTTCACGCCAATAATAATTCTCGCGCCATACCCACTTATCATTTACACGTTTTGGAAAATACGCATAAGCTATCTGCCACGGGCGTGGGCTTAATGCATTTTTGTATGGGCTTTTAAACCCTTCGAAATACAACATTATCCTCTCCGCATTTTACTAATATCAACAGCATCTTGTTGACTGAATACAGGGATAGCATTGCTCTTGTGTAATTGACCAATACCAATCATTGCGTCACCTGTATATACTTTCTCAGGTGGGCGAACACATTGCGCACCAGTTGTTTCTAAAGAGGCAATGCGTGGACCAGTATCACGTCTGTATGGAGCTGGCTTTGCTTGTAGCACAGGTGCTTTTAACCCACGTTGCTTTTTCTTTTCTTCAGCTTCAATACCCCAACGCTTTTGTAACTCTTTCCAATTTTCTTCGTTCATACGTGCCCTTTGCGCATGTGCGGCTGTGCGAAACTTTGCTTTACCTTTGCTTTTGCCTGTGGTCGAAAACATAGGCGGTAACAGATGCATTGTCATTTTGTTTTTGTCCTGCTGTTAAGTTCTCTGATTAAGCCCATGTATGCCCGTGTGTCTTCTTGCTTGAGTGCTTCTAACATATTCATACAATTTATAATATGACTAATTTCCATATCTTTCATTTGCAGTATTGATCTGTTTTTAGTTAGCCACGTATCACTATGTGTCATTCTGTAACGTTTGAATTCGTTGGCAGTAGGCGGTATTTTTAAAATATCCCACATTAAGTCAGCATCGTTGACATCTAACGTCATTCTTCTACCATCTCGTCATTACAAGTAAATTGCCCAACCATATCACACATTGAGCTAAAGCAGAATGGACAAAACGCTACAGGTAGCATACCAAAATGCCCTAACACTCCGCCCTCATCATCTGTGAAATCACACGAACAAATGTTACACTTATGGTCTTCGCCTACGTGATCAAAGCCAACTATCATATGTCAGTCATCCCTGTACCTTTTAATAAATCCTTCTTTAACATAGTGCATGCAGTACGCTCTTGTCTATCCAAGTCGTCCCAACAATCTTCCATGTCTCGAAGTATTGCAAATAAGCCACGTATACCTTGTATGATACCATACCCAGTAACAATTCTATACGCATCTTCTAAATCCATGTAAACTGGAACGCCCATGTTATTACTTTCCTAATTGTATACAAATAATATACAGTAAATTTAATGTGTTGTCAAGAGATTTTATTGGTCGAATGTTTGTTGAGCAAAACGCTTAGACATAGCTTTTTGCGTGTTTTGTTTTGATGGGTTGCCTGTACCAAGTTCTTCATGTGAGAATAAACCGTACAAGTCAACTAGCATTGGATTCTTACTGTGTACTTTGTAGACAATGCTAATGTCGGGTGATAAATGAGCATGGCGCAAATTTGGAATTGCAGTATTGTACAAACCGTTTGATGTAAATTTCTTATCCGACCCACCAAACGGGGCAAGAGGATTGCTTATTTTGAAATTAATGAAATCTTTTAATTTCTGTTTTAATTCTCTATATTTTAGAACAGATTCTGTATGGAGGGGACAGTCTCTAAATTGCACAGACTCCATTATACAGTTCCGCAAAGTTTGTCAATACGTGCAAGCATTTCATCTGCTGTATAAGTAGTCCACGCAGAATCCGGAAGTTGTGCAGTTTTTACAATGTTAAACAAATCATCATTGCTATAACCTGTATCATTTTCAGCAACAATAGACTCCATTAATGCTTCGTCATTTGTTTTTGCAACTTCAGTAATCTTCATATCCAACTCCTTATTAACTATTTATGTATAACATTATACAGCCATTCGGGTCAGATGTCAAGTGTTATTTTTGCAGTAATTCCTTGCTTGGGAATAGATCTTTAGCAAGTGCCCACAATTCTTCTTCTGTGGCGGCTTGGCAGATAAATGCATGGTTAATAGCATCATACATTATAACACGGTCATTAACAACCTCAACGCTGACTAACTTAACTGTTTTAAGTACATCATCGATTACTTTATCTTTGCGCACTTTATCTAATGCTGGCTTAATACCAGTTAAGAATTTAACCATAAAGAACGTGGTAATGAACAAGCAGAATATACTATATGCATTCCATAGTATGTGTAGTATTGACATTACTAAGTCCATAAATTCTCCCGTATTTTAACTAAACGAATTAACATTTCTTCATCTTCATCTGAGTATTGCTTTTCAAGTGCAATGCTTGCATCAAGTACGCGATGTGTTTCTGCTCGTTCTTCATCAGTTTTATCACCCATTGACAATGACCAAAAATCCGCATCGCCGCCATTCTCTGCAATATCTCTTAGTCGACGTCGCTCACATAGCGCACTCCAACCACTTGCGTCACTTGCATCTACACGATGTGGGCGAACACATTTCCACCAATAATACAATGCAAACTTCTCATAAGCGGCTTTGGCTTGATGTGTGGGTTTACCGTACTCTGGGTCAGTTGGTTCAGCCCACTCTGTATTTTTTAAAGTCATTTCCCACTCTAAGTGAGCAACTGCGGCTTCGGGACAGCGCCATTCCATAAACCAACGAGTGTACCATTGTCCTCTCCACCATGGGAGATTATATTTTGCACGTTCTTCTTTATCTGCCCAACACAAATGACTCCATGCAGTTTCAATTTCAATAAAGTCAACAAAGCTATCAAATGAGCAATGTAGTAATCGAGTAGGAAACTCCTGCCATTGTCCACGTTTAAGTGTGCTAGTAAGAGCATGTGTCTTGCTTACAAAGCGATTGTTTAGATAGTAACGTACATCATTAATACGTTCTGGAATATAGCACCAAATATCCTGTGCTCGGCTTAATGCTGTTTCAGTTAGCCAATAGCGAAATGGGTGGGTAGTTTTTGCCAATTTAGTCCATGCATTCCATTCTTCACTTGTACCACTTGGGATACATTTTGTGCCGCGAAGCCAGTCCGCAAACTTCCCAATAGTCCAATAGTTTCTCATTTTATTCCTTGTGATTATATTTCAATAATGTTAATTCTATACATATACCGTTGCATTCTGCAATGCAGGTGATAATTTATCAAGATTTCCTTTATGTGATGCACATGCACCCAATAACCAATTTTTATTTGTAGTCCAAAATATTGCAAATGTATTATCGTGTATTTCTAAAATATCAGTATCGGTAAATTTCTCCCACTCGGCATGAGTATAACGATACCATCCTATTGTCATATAATTATCTGTGATTAAGATATCCCAAGATAAATTTAAAATTGAAATAGGAGTTTGTTCAATAATTTCTTCTCGAAGATCATCTCCATCTAATATAGCATGATGTAAACTAACACCATCTAATATAGCATATCGTAAGTCAACTCCACGCAAATTAGTATCATCTAATTTAGCCCACGCAAAGCCAGTGCCACGTACAGTGCATTTACTTAAATTAGCGCGACGTAAATCGGCACCTCGTAAATTAGCATCACATAAGTTAGCGCCACTTAAATTAGCATCACATAAGTCGGCACCTCGCATTATTGCACCACTTAAATTAGCATTACTTAAATCAACGCCGACTAAATTAATTCCAGCTAGATCAGTAAAACTTAAATCAACACCGACTAAATTAATTCCATTAGTAACTGCTTTCTCTATACATTCTAAGATACTTAATGCATTACATTCAAATAGTAGTTTATTTGAATATCTTGAATGAATTTGTTTGATTATCTATCTCCATCTGGGTAATTGGTGCGTCTAGAATCTTGCCAGCCGGCAACCTTATATTCTTCATCATGCAACTTAATTAAGTCAAAGATAGCTTTAGTTATTTCCATTGGAAAGCCTTGTCTTTTACCATCGCGAGTATCCATTAGCAATTTGTTTACTAACTCATTAAAGTCCGATTCTCTCCAAGCGGCTTCAATTAATCCAGATACCTTAGGATATTTCATTGAAATAAGATTTAACAATTCTTGCTTATTACTCATTCTTCAACTCCGAAATGTTTTTCTATATTATTCACTGCCGCAGTTGTTCCAAGATCGACATAATCAGCACGAATTACATTGATACATTCTTGAATAATTAACTCAGCAAACTTTATATGGTCGACTTGGTTATACATGGCACCCACATCATAGTCTATTAGTTGTGTAGTACATTGTTTAGCTAGTTCTAAGATTCTTTTATTCATAGACCCATCCTGTGAATTGAATTTTGATCTTGTTCCCAACCAATTGAAGTTTTCAATGATTCATAATCGTTATTCAACTTTTCTATTTGTTTATCTTTTAACATTATTACCTCTAGCGCCATAGCATAGCGTTCTTCTAAAGAGTATGATGAGTCTTTAAGTAGCTCGTTCATTATAGATCCTTTCCACGATGTTTAGCCTTGCGTGAATACTTTGTGCGATCTTTTTCTACCTTTGCACGAAATGGTAAATCCTTGTTGAATAATGCGTAGTGTGAACGTGTCTTCATTTTCATCTGCTTTCTAAGTTTCATAATACAAGTATTATACACTAATTTTAACCAGATGTCAATCTATATTTCCACTAGTTACCTCAATCATGTCTATTTCGTGATATACTACTTTTAATTTATCTAATTTATAAGCATGAACTAGTGCAACCTCATGAGCATTTTCATATGAATTAAAAGGCCCAACTGATAATTACCTTCGTTTATCAGCCTTGGAATTATTTCTACAACATAATATAGTCTTATTTTCATCTAATTTATTTTGCTTTTCTAAATTCTTCAACATCATTAATAGCTGACTTTAATGTTTCTGCATAGTTAAATGCTTGTTGTCTTGTCATGAGCGTAGTTGATTGAGTTTTAATATAACCTTTAGTTAGCAATGTCCAAATATGTTGCCAACGTCGCATGGTCCACCAATTAGTCTTTTGTGTATTATAAATGTGTACAGCAATACCGTAATCATCTGCTTCAATGTCAATCATTTGTATGCCGTCATCGCACCCACATTCGCAAGCAACAGTATACATTTTACTATTGCCCTAATTCTTGTGTAACATAATTCCTTCTGCTGGTGTTTGTGCTTCCATGTTAGTTCCTTAGTGTGCTAATACTGCCATTAAATGTATCTGTGGGTCATTAAATTCAAACTTGTAATGCAATGGGCTCATTGACATTATGTTTAATTTCCACTCATTGTTATTTAAGTTCGTGTGACACCACGCGACACATTTATTGACACGGGCAACATCACTGTAGATATCAATCCTGTGCATAGTGGTCCTTGCATAGTTGTACCGTCATTTGATATTGTTCCCACGCTGTACGTACTGTAATGTTACGCTTACGTAAGTTTTCTTCTGCTGTCTTTTCTGCATCTAACTTCATTAATGCCAACAATGAATCTTCGTAAATTGCCAATTCATATCTGTGATGTACTTCGATTGCAAGTTCTTCAAATACAGATGATGAATTAACATATTTCGCATAGTTTATCGCCGCATTTGCATATTTACGTTCATTACTAATGTTATATTTGATGTTATACTTTTTGCAAAATATCTGCCATTGTAGCATTTCATTTATTGTCATCGTCTTCTGTTCCGTGTAGCAATGCTTCGAGTGTTTTGTAGTGATCAAATGCCTGTTGTAATGCTTCATACTTTGCTAACAACTGTGGCTTGGGTTCGAGTATACTAAGACGTTGCTCTACTTTTTGCATCCACGATACCATACTTTTACCGCCAATTGTAATGTCTGGTTTTTCACCTTCGAGCGTTAATTGCCCTTGCATTGATAATTTTGCATTAGTGTTGGTCCAATTAGTACCAGCACCGCCAGCCATTAATACACTGCCAGTTCCTCCGCCACCTGCGCCCGATATGGAAATAGTCGATGGTATTGTTCCAGTGCCAAACGTATTAGTACCACTTGCACTTGTACCAGCTCCTGGTGGTGATACACCCAATACTCCACCTATAGTAACTGTATGTGGTCTATTAGTTGCCATTATTCTTTGCCTTTTAATATAGCAATCATGTGACCTTGTTCTCTTTTAAATGCTTTGTAAGCGGCACATATTACAGCAAAGACATAGTATGTAGCAACAACTTTAATGTATGGTAGGTAAAGGTCAACTATAGCTATCCTATCACCAGTTGGTAATGTAATAAGATATTTGTAATCTGTGGCCGTAAGCCCAAGCATTATTAGCAAAAATCCCATAGTAGCGAGCATTATATAAAAAACCGTAGTCTGACCCGGGCATTCAAGTAACCCATCGGTTAGAATGTTGTGGTATTTCCTAACATTAAATATTCCTCTATTTCCAACAAAAAAGTTAAAAATACTTGCTAACTTTGAGCTAACCTTTTTAACTAACCACGGAATGAAGTACTTGAAAAATGTAGTCATTATTTCTTTCCTTTGCAATCACAGTTGCGACCTTGATTACAATTTCCCGAACAGTTAGTGTCGTCGTCACAACACCCATTTGGTCCAAATATCTTATAAACCAACCCCAATCCAATTACTGCAAGTACAGCCAATGCTAATATTACGTAGTCCATCATTCATCATCTCCGCGATCTACACCTTCATAAACTTCTTCTGTGTTGCCAGCAATAACCCACTTAGCTTCACTCCACTTACCGGACGTATCATAGTCATCGGTATCGATGTCTACTCCATCATACTGTATACCACTTGTAAGTTCCCAACCATTCATGTCTTCGTATAGCACACGTAGTTTGCTAGGGTCAAACGGCGAATTAATCTCAAAATCACTACTAAAGAATGTACCTTTCTCCCCTTCTGCACCCCAGAACACTGATGTACCTGCTGGATAGTCGTTTATGTAATGTTCATCTATACAATCAAACGTGGCACCGTTTGCTGTTAATATCGTCCCTAACGGACTTCTCCAAACTTCATTGTTCTTTTCATCATACACTACAATGACACTAGCATCATCAAATGTTGCACCGGCTGTATGCCCACCATGATCACAATCATATGGGGTACCCGGTTCAAATGGTCGCATAGCTTGCGGAATATCATTCCAGAGGTCTTCGTCTCCGCCACTAGCATACTGCTCAATATTAATGGCTTTTTCTTTGAAGTAATCATAAATTTTACGGTCAACATCGCCCCAATAGACTTCACCGCCATAGCCCCAAATTTCAACACGATAGTTACGTGCAGTAAATTTAAGCGTTGCTATTAGCTCTTCTTTTTGTTTCTTGGTCGCCATTAAACAATTCTTCCAATGGAATCAAAAATTAATTGATTAAGCAATGCTTCGTAATTTTTGCCCGATGCCTTAGCATCGTAGATTTTACGCACTGCATCTATTAGATGCGATGAACTATCTGACGAGGACGATTCATTTAACCCACGCTCATTGTATTCATCTGCAATTTCATCATCACTGAAGTCATCTAAATTAACATCAATTTCAATTTCTTTATAGATAGTTGCCATTTTATTTCTCCGTTGCGCTAGTTTATGTATTACATTATACAGCCATTTGAGTCATTTGTCAATCGATAATTAACAGACACACGGTCGATAGCATCATTGATTTGATCTAAACTAATGTCGTGATCTTCATATCCATCTGCTACTAAGTTGTAATAGTTATCACTTGGCATACCCAATACTTCTTCTGGGTACATGAAGTATGTCATTGCTGTTACAAGTTTGTTATCGTGAATAACTTTCACGTTGGTTTTATCATAGTAGTAAGGATAGCCCTCTAATCTATCAAGTGATTCTTCATCTTCTGAACCAATCTCCCAAAGCACCCCATGTACAATATTACCTGGTGATTGCTCGACAGTTGCAAACCCTTTAAACTCAAACGCATAGTTTGGTAGTACGGCCGCACCTAAACTTACCGCTGATGGGCAACGTAGAGCCATTTGCACTAAGTTAGTGTTCATGCCATAGCTGAAGTATTTCATAGTTTAATTGAATGTCCTTTTGCTTGTGTATAAAAAATGTGTTGCCCAATCTGCATAATTTTACGTTTATTATCACGCCATCCCGGTGATACATATTCCGCATGATAAAATAATGCTTTCTTCAATGGCTTAACTCTAACTCCATTGGTTAATACCTGTGTTGCAATTTCTCTACTGCGTTCCCAAGTTGCGTCTTTGGGGTGAGACCAAGCACGTTCTTTAACCTTAGTCCAACTAAACTGTGCTTTTGAATATACAACATTGCATATATTCTTACCCCAATAACCCGACTTCTTACGGTTAAGTGTTACTTGTGCAACTGCATACTTACCCAAGTCACTTTCAACACCTGCTTCGTAGTATATGTTACGTACCAAACACTCATACTCTTTTGGTGTAAACTTAGCATGTACACTACTACGTTCAAGTACAGCTTCTTTAATTATTTCAATGTCACTGTGTATTCCAGTAACCTGTTCTTCCATCCTATCTATGCGTTGATCCTGCATAAACAAAACATATATAGCACCTGCAATAACAAAGTAAATTAAGCCACGTTTAATCATATGTGCTTTCTCTAATGTTTAAAACAAGTGTATTATACTATAGTTTAATTCAAAAGTCAAGTGAAAGATCAATAAAAAAGCCCGTATTGCACGGGCTTTTTCTAATTACATTTTGCTAATTAAGCAATAAATGCGCGAGCACGTGAACCTTTAGAATCACGAGCAGAAACTGCATATACAGTTTTACCTGTAGTGTTAACATCAGTTCTAACATTTAAACCGCATTTACGGAACTCTGACATACGAGCTGGTAAATTTAAAATACCATAGTTTGCCGCCGCTTGTGCCGCTGACAAGGTTTTACCTGTACCACGTAAATATGTTTCTAAAAATGCCGCTTGGTTTGTTACTTTAGTTAAATTAGCCACCGGTGCTTTTTTAGCTACAGTTTTAACAGACTTAGTAGTTGTTTTAGATTTAGTTGCAGTTGTTTTAGTTGTCTTAACCATTGTTGTATTTCTCCATTAATTTAAAATATTTGCTAACGAATTTTGTCAGCATCATACTATAGTATACAAAAATTAAGCAGTTGTCAACTCTTTTTGGTTAAACTAATTTGTTTAGTGGATTCGTCGACTACCCAAACTAAAGTATCATCATCTTTCCAGCCTAGTTGTTCTATTAGGTCAGTTGGAAGTGGGAGGATTAGCTCACCTGTTGCAATATCTTCCTCTAGCACCGCAGTCCATGTCTTAGACATTGATTTCTACCTTTGACACACTATCAAAGCGGAAACTGCGCCACGCATTGGCATCAATACACCAAACGCTTACTGTAGCTTTTTCTTTGTCTGTGGCTTCTTTAAGCGGTGTTTTACGCTTGTACGCAGGTACAATGTCTGTTCTAAGGGTACATGGCATAACACGTACTTCGCCGTTTACTTTGGTGAATGTAATGGTGCATACGTTGTTTCTTAATGTTTCTAACAATTCTTCACGTTGCATATTATATTCTCTTAATTAATTTAAATAAATCTTTATTATTTTTGGGCAACCAATGTTTACCATCTGCACCACAATAATCACCATGCGAAAACTTACGCTGGATTGAGCAATACTCCATACTAGTCACCGTATCAGTTTTACCAGTTACAGGATCGAAACTAGTTGTTGTGGTTTTGCTACGTTTACATTTAGCAAATGCTGGATTAAATCTAACAAGAATTTCTATTAAAGACCTGTAACTATGCTTACAACTCAAACAGGTAACCTGCGTTTGTTCATTTCGTATGCCATCTTCTGTTATCATATTGCCTCTCTTTTCATTATAAATAACCAACACAGTCAAGTCGTTCTTCCCAATGCCGACCTTCTGGGCCACATCTACCACTTCCGTAATTTAAATCATCGCGTTCGTCTCTACAAGTTAACAACCTAAGATAGTGTATCTTCTGAACCTTACCCGTTACTAAATCAACTATCTGATTATGGCTGTGTTTACAACGTGCAGGCTCACTATTAAACTTCATAAGCCAGCTTCGATGATAGTGCATACAATCTACACACGCTAAAATAGTTTCTGTCATTATGATTTCTCTTTTAAAATGTTAAATGTAAGTTCTTTAGCACGTTGTTCCATTGCCTTATGATCTAATATATCCATAGTCTGCAAGATGTCCTGTATTAGATCTACAATGACTTCACGTCCGTCAGCTGTTAAGTAACAATACTCGCGCCCGATATCACTATGTCGCCATAATTTTGGATTTTTAGTAATTTCAAGCATAGCACCGTAGACTACACTTTTGTTTGCTTCTTGTGCTAAGTTATAGTTTTTAGTCAAAGATAATATCCTTAAGAGCCAGTTTATTAATTTTACTATCATTTAACAGCATTGTCAAATTGTTCAATAACTCGAGCTAAATCATCTGCTACTGTTTTGTCTGTTCTAAATTCAGCAAAACGTGGAAGGAACAATGAGTATTTTGTATTATTACCACTTGGTGGCATAATGCTGTTACCTTTAACTGTAACAATTGTACCAAGTAGTCGATCACGTGTGTTATGCACTTCCAAACGTACTTCATCTGTAAAGCCACTAATGTTTACTTCGAGTAAACCATCACTTGATTGACAAACAATAGAACCAAACGTTGCTTCGTTTTTACCATTGCCAGCATTAAAACCCATTATAACTAAATCAACGTCGATATCAAGTTTCATCTTAACTTGGTGTTTACTTGTGCCATCTTTCCATTCACCATTACCATGTTTAATAATAGTGCCTTCTAACCCTTCTGCAAGCATTTCACGATAGTGTACCAATGCTTCTTCCATGTTATGTATGATGACAGTTGGGATTAATTTAATAAAGTTTGAACCAAATACTTGTGATTTGAGTGTTTCAAAACGTGTTTTGTATGGTACAGCGTAAACACCTTTAGCAACTACTGCTGATAATGCAATTTGATCCCACACTAAGTAAACTGGTTTGCAATTTGCTAAAAATGCGCCACCTTGTGCTACTTTGTTTAGCATACCATTACCAATTTGGCGTGGTAATACAACACCATCTTGTTCAACTAATAGCTCACCGTGTGATTGTGTACCAAGTGGAAATGTATCTTTTACATCCATTACTAAGTATTCAAATTGCTCTAATGGAAACTGTGTGCCAGAACGGCTTAGGATAGTAACGTTACCATCTGCATCGTGATTTACGTTAGCATACATGCCATCTGCTTTAAGTTGACTGTAAACACCTTCTGCCCAGCTAAATTGATCTAACTTAACTGCTTTTGGAAGTGAACAGCGCATATATGGAAATTCTGGAATTAAGTTCTTCCATACTTTGTTTGCAGTGCTTTCGCCAAAGCCCGCACGTAAGTCACGGTCGATTACTTTAGCAAGTACTTTAGCATCTTCTGCGCACAGTCTTTCTAACTGTGACTTCAAGTATTCAATTGCATTGCTACCAGTGCGCTTACGTGATGCAATGTCATTTAAAATATTAAATAATGCGTATTCAAGTGCGGATTCACCGGCACTTTCGGAGTCGCCTGCGCTAACTGCGCCAGGAGCAGGAGTATAAGCTGGAATTTTCTTAATGTAAAAGTTAACAGTTGGGTCGTAAGCAAGACGAATAACTTCTTGCAATACATCGTTGTCTTTATGTTTAGTAAGGATTGCAATTTTTGCATTCTTACTTGGTTCATTTGCAACTTCTTCTAAAATAGCGTTTATCATTTATACACCTAGTTATTAATTTATAAGTGTATTATACAGCCAATTTGCTACCTTGTCAATCAATATTTTATATAACCCAATGAATCATAAATATTAGAATACTAATAGAGTGATAATACATGGCACTAACCAGACCAAAATACAGTCAGATTTACGATACCGATTATAAACAAAGTGTTCTAGTAGCCACTACAGCCGATGTGGGTAATTTGTTAGCAACTGGTAATATGACTAATTCAATTGACGGAGTCTCTCTTACAGTTGATGATCGAATTTTAGTTAAAGATCAAACAGATACTAAACAAAATGGTATATATCGTGTAAGCGTAGTAGGAACCGGAGTAAATGGTACTTGGATTCGCGCACTTGATGCAGATGCTAGCGATAAGGTTACATCAGGGTTATCGACTGTAGTATCATTAGGTAGCGTTAATGCTGCAAAAACATTTAGATTAACTACTAGTGATCCTATAACACTTGGGGTTTCACCATTAACATTTATAAATCCTTACGCAGCTGGAGCAGCCGCTGGTAGTAATCTTCAAATTCAGTTTAATTCACTAGGGACCTTAGGAGCTAGTGCAAATTTAACATTTAATACAAGTTCGAATACATTACTAATCACAGGCAATGTAACTGCTAATAATGTAACAGGTAATATAATCGGTAATGTAACAGGTAATTTAACTGGTAATGTAACCGGTAATATTTTAACTGCTAGCCAACCAAATATAACAACATTAGGTGGTGTTACAAGTATTGGTGCAAGTGGAAGTACAACACTCACAGGTATATTACAAACTGCGGCACAAACCAATGTTACTTCACTTGGTACTTTAACTACATTAACTATATCAGGTGCACTTAGTTCTGGAGCACATACCATTACTGGTAGCGGAGTTACTGCTATTATTAATGGTGGTACAACCGGTGTAGGCAATATTGGTGCTTCGGGTGCCATATTCAACACAGTATTTGCTAAGGCAACATCTGCAGTATATGCCGACTTAGCAGAAAACTATTTAAGTGATAGTAATTATGTCGCTGGTACGGTAGTGGTATTTGGCGGCACAAAAGAAATTACAACTACTACAATGTTTGCTGATGTTGCGGTTGCTGGCGTTATTTCAACTAATCCAGCATACTTAATGAATGATACGTTAGATGGCCAACCAGTTGCATTACGCGGACGAGTTCCGGTCCGAGTACAAGGAATTACTAGAAAAGGTGATTTATTAGTTACAAGTAGTATAGCAGGAGTAGCAGTAAGTGTAGGGCGTGATATCAGCTATGGAATAGCTGTGTTTGCCAAAGCACTAGAAAACAAAACTACAACAGAAGTTGGCATTATCGAAGCAGTGATTATTTAAGGTATAATATGGCATTACCACAATGGATTACTCCAGCAGGACAATTAGGAATAGTACCAGAACTTGAGTACTATGAATATGAGCTGGATGCATACGATGCATCCAATGGCACATTAGTTTATAGTCATATTTCAGGAAAATTGCCATTAGGGATACAGTTAATATCAACAGGTAAATTACAAGGAATTCCAGTAAGTGAATTAGGTGGAGACCAAAATGTTACTTATACATTTACTATCAGAGTAAAAAATGCTATTACTCACAGTGTAGCTGACCGAACATTTATTATTACGATATCAAACGTTGCACCACCTATTATTGTACCACGTGACGTCAATCTTGGTCAATATTTTGATGGTACAATAATTAACATACAATTAGAAGCAATCGAAGCAACTCCGGGCGCAACATTAATATGGCGCAAGAAGGATGGAGATCTTCCTAGTGGAGTAACTGTATCCCCGGCTGGATTAATTTATGGATACTTACCCACGATTGTCAATCCTGGACCGGGTAGTAGTCCAGGATGGGACGAAACCCCGTGGAACGAACTTGGATGGGATTTCCCAATACTTTCTACCAGTAAGATATTTAATTTTACTATAGAGGTCTTTGATGGCGTAAATTATGATGTGACTCCATACAAGTTAACAGTTGTACCACAAAATGCACTCGCAGCAGATTCTACATTAGTTAGTGCCGATGCAACATTAAGTGGTGGCGAACCACTTACTATTGATATAGGTGCACGGCACGAACCAATTATAGTAACTACACAAGTTGAGCTCGAAACACAACGACAAGGTAGTTATTTTTCTTTTCAAATTACTGGATTAGATTTAAATGGCGATGTATTACAATATACCCTTCCGTCGGCAGTAACAAGTTCATTCGACGAGCAAGTTATAATCGGCAATAGTAATCCATATATTGCATCAACATTAACAGGTGGTAATTTGTTTGTTGGAGTGAACTCGAGTTCCGATACCACTAGGGCAGCACTATTGCCAGGTGATGATATTAAAGTATTGAGTTTAACAAGCCCAGATGAATTAAATTGGTATGATGCCACTGTTAATAGTTATATCAATCTAAGAGTAACAGGCAATAAAATTATATCAGGCTCGCCGGGCAATTTTATTACTCAGGGAATAAGTTCTGCTAATGCTACTATAGCTACTATAAGTAACACAACAGGTAGTATAGAAGTTTCGGGTAATATTGTTACCGGAAGTTTCACTGTACATGGTAATACCAACATCGGCACATTAACCGTATCAAATCAAGCAATTACTGCTAATGTTGGTGATTTTATTACCCAGCTTGCAAGCACAGCTAATGCCACTGTACGTGCTAATGTAGTGAATTCAATATCAGTGCCGATTCAAATAACCACTGGTGAATTTATTATTAGTGGTAGTAATGTAAAAATTAATGGTAGTTTCATTGATGCATATCCTACAGCTACCTTGTTTAATGATAAACTAATTACAGCCAATATTGGTGACCTTATTACACAACCGAGTACGGGCGCAACTGCAACAATAACTGCAAATGTAGTTTCAGCAATTAATATACCAGTAAGATATACCGGTGGAACATTTACTATTGGTTACGGAAATCTTTCAATTAATGCTGTAACTACCGATGTATACCCAACTGTATCTACCACAACAATAACTCCAGTGGCGATCACTGCAAATATTGGTGATATTATTACACAGTCAATTACAGGTGCTACTGCAACCATAACATCTAATATTGTAACTAATACTATTATTCCTGTTACATTTACCTCAGGCATATTTTCTACAACATCCGGTAATCTTACATTAGGCGCAACTAGTATTGATGTGAAACCACTTAATGTTATTGCACATGCCGATATCGGAATGATGTATAATAATGCAAATACGTTTACATTTAATTCAGCAGCCGAATCTGCATTGGTACATATAGCAGATGGCCAGGCTTCTGATATTATAATAGTATTTGGCCATATTAATAGTGACGGGGGGACAATTACTGCACCTGCTGGGTATGCACTTGCTACTTCAAGAACTAACCATCAATCTGTAACATACTCAACTACAATGTCTGCATATAAAAACAGTAGTGTAGCAAATCCTGAGAATCCACCGGTATTTATAGGCTCCGGTAGTACCCCAACTGATTGGAATGCATATTCAGTGAGAATTTCTCCAAGTGCATCTACAACTGGACTATATATCGGATCAACCGTTGATAATAATATTGATGGATTTGCTACTGGAAATAGTTTCACTATCTCTCTTCCTGCAGGGACACAACTTGGCGATTTAGCAATTATTGCTATAACTGCAACTGCTAACCTTATTGGTGGTATGACCGCTACAGGTTGGACTCAAATAAGTGTTGATACCGGCATAATTAATAGCTGTTTACTTTATAAGATAATCACTAATTTATCTGCCGTTACATTTACACACTCAGGTCTTATATCTGCTGCGGTAACTGCTACATTATCAGTATTCCGTGGGGCAACTTATAATTCGTATACATTTGCTAATAGTACAACTGGCTATCCTAATCCACCATCTATTGCAACTTCTGGAGTAATCGCAATTGATACAGTTACTAATGCAACTCCCACAACTGTAAATAGCGTTGGCGTAACACTTGGATTAATATCAACTGAAGGTACCATTGGATATAATGAATCTAAATTTGATCAAACTCCATTGTTTATATCTAATAATATAACTATAGATATAAACTCGGGTTGGATGACAGGACGATTACCAAATCAAACAGTTAACGAAATTAACTATCCATTCGAAGTTATAGTTTATAAACGAGATTATCCAGCATATTTAACAAGTGGATTATTTACATTAACAGTACTCGGTGATTTAAATAATAAAATTAATTGGGTAACACCAAGTGCATTAGGTACCATTGAAAATGGACGTATAAGTGATCTATCTATTGTTGCTTTATCTACCAGAGATAAAGCTCTCTGGTATAAACTAACGCCAGGTTTGCTACAACATCTACCACAAGGGCTAATGCTTACGCCAAATGGGTTGCTATCTGGCAGAGTTAGTTTCGAATTGTTTAGTTTAGATCACAGAACTACATTTTTAGATGGCGATTTTTTTGGAAATGCAACTACTACATTTGATAATACATATACCTTTACAGTTACAGCAAGCGATTTTGCTCAAACTGTTGAATCTAGTCGTACTTTTACAATTCGCGTACTTAATAGAAATATTACACCATACGAAGATTTGTATCTTAAAGCATTACCATCAAAAGAACAACGTGCGCAATTTTTATCAATCTTGCATAATACTTCAGTTTTTCCGCCAGCATTGATTTATCGCAATGAAGATCCATTTTTTGGTCTTGCCACTGATATTAAAACATTATTTTTACCAGGATTAAATCCTAGTCTATTATCAGAATATGCTGCAGCAGTTGCAACTAATCATTATGAAAAAAGAATTACATTAGGCAATATAAAAACTGCGGTAGCACGTGATAGCAATTTTAATATTAAATACGAAGTTGTATACTTAGAAGTAACCGATGATAATACCAATGCATCAAGTGAAGGCCCGGCAAATATACAATATCCACATATTGCTACTCCTTATTATGATGCCAATGGCAATAACTATACTATAGCATACCCTAATGCATTTAGTAATATGAAAGATGTTACTATTGCAGCTCTGGGTTATGCAAATAAAGGAGCCTTGCCAGATTGGATGACTAGTAGACAAGCAAATGGGTTCGTACTTGGATTTACTCGTGCCGTTGTGCTTGCATATACTATACCAGGTGCAAGTAGTTTAATTGCTTATAGATACCAACAACAAAACTTTAACATGAATGATATTGATTTTACAGTCGATCGTTATCAACTTGATAATAATTATACTGCTAACTATGATATTGCTGCTGGTGCATTTATTACTAGTAGAGAAACAACATTTGACCGTTACCCAGGTTTATCAAGTATTTTCACTTCATCTGGAACAGTTGACTATGCTGTAGTTATACCATTTGAAGATATTAATAATCGTTCAAAATCATTCCTAAATAATCTCGGCGGATTAGATGGTATAAAATATTTCAAAAACGGAGAAACATTAGTATTTGCTCAACAGGAATTTAATCAAGATCAAAATGATATCGGTGAATATAACCAAGGTTGGGGCAGAGTTGATACACTATGGGGTGGTGATTCTTGGGATTATGACAATTCAACAGTCACAACCATAGATGATTTAGGTTGGGATTCTACAAATTTTGTTCCTGGATTTATTGAACATAACCTCAATCCACTTGTAGCAAATGAACGTATTGGTATCTGGCGTATTAATATCGATTCTGAGAATATAATTACATTGACCTATATACAAGAAATAACAATATATAATAAATTATATGTAAGAAATGGATATACTTATGGTGGTACTAATATCTATTTTGACCCAATAGTCAAACCTGGTAAATTAATACCAAATTATAGTATTATACCAGAAGAAATACAAATAATATCTACACAGTTTGATGGTAATGGTACACGATTCTATAATTATCGAGATAGTTATACACTACCCGAATCTGGAGATAAATACATTAAATTTGCTAAACTCGGAGTATTTAATTAAATGTCATCAATTAACCCAAATAATATAAACGGAAGTTACCCAATCGCCGGTCAAGATAATGATTCGCAAGGATTTCGTGATAACTTCACAAACGTTAAAAACAATCTAACCTTTGCTAAGACAGAGATAGAAGATATACAAACTAATGCTATTTTAAAGACGGCGTTAGCCGGTACTACCTTAAACAACGAAATGAACAATGCACAACTAAAAGGTGCGCAGTTAATTAAGACTGTTGAAACTATTAAAGATTGGTCATCGCAAACTTCAGTTGAAATTAGTTTCGCAGATGGTCACTACCAGAAAGTAACAACTGGTGGTCCGTTTACTATTAGTGCATTTACAAATTGGCCAACAAGTGGATTGTATGCTAAATTAAGACTTGAAATTGTTATTACTACACCAGCAACAGATACAGTAACATTACCAAGTGCTGTTTCAGTTGGACTTACTAATATTCTAGGTGCAGTTGGGCAAACTATTACATTTGTTTCTGCCGGTTCGTATGTATTTGAATTTACAACTTACAATGCAGGTACTACAATTACTATTGAAGATTTATCACGCAATTATAATAATATTGCTGGTAGTTTCACAATTACAGGTAATTTAACACATAGTGGAGCAACAATCAATACAGGTTATCAATACAGTGCTGCAACTGCTAACTTCAATGATACTGTGGGTACTAGTATTTCACGTGTAATTTATGATCCAGCAGGCACATTAGCCACTGGTACACTAACATTGCCAGCAGGTAATGTCGAAGCTAAGATTGTTACAGTTTCAAGTACACAAATTATTACAGCATTTAAAGTTAATCCAAGTGTAGGAACAACATTGGTACCAAGTGCTAATATTACATTAGCGGCAGGTACAAGTGTTTCATACTTCTACCACGCTGTAGAAACTAAATGGTATAAAATAGCTTAATTCTACCAAACCACTTGACTCCTTAGCGATATTACTGTAAATTAGTAATATAACTAAGGAGTTTCTCATTTATGCAAATCGATTTAAACAAATATTCCAGCTTCGTAAAAGAAGTAACTAGCCAACCTAGCAATGACTTAACTACTTTTATGAATCGTTTAGATGATTTGGATAGTAATTACGATTCTGCTACTGATACACATGGCCCAGATGTTAATGTTCCGTTACTAATTACGGCATGCTTGGGCTTAGCCGCAGAATCTGGCGAGTTTTGTGAAATTCCAAAGAAAATGTTATTCCAAGGTAAACCACTTAACGATGAGAATGTATTCCACATGAAGCGTGAACTTGGTGATATCATGTGGTATTGGGTAAATGCATGTCGTGCGTTAAATCTAAATCCTAATGATGTAATACAAGAAAACGTAAATAAACTACAATCACGCTATCCAGGCGGAAGTTTCGATGCCTACTATAGTGAGAATAGACAAGACGGAGATTTATAATGCATCCATTAACCCCAGACCTAACCGGTTTATCAGATGATGAATTACATAAAAAGCGTGCCGAGTTAAGTAATCGTATGATGTTTGCATATCGTATGGGGCATGGCGATATGATTGGCCAGATACAGTTAGTCATGGGCGATTATGATATGGAAGTTCAACGTCGTAATCAAAAAATGCTAGATGATTTAGAAAAGAATAGCAAAACATTCAAAGACAAGATTGATATCAAATAATGAAGTATGATGAATACGGACAAGGTTACACAGACACAAAAGAACTGTGTGACCTATTGTATGCTAAACCTGATTTAAATATTAATTTATTTCAAGTCGAGGATCCTGATGAGTTCAATAGTAGTGTTGATGCACTGCATGCCGAAATAAACAAACTAGGATTGTATACTAGTAAACGTATGCCCGTAGACAAGTATGATGATGCTATGCAGTCACAGTGGCACATGCCCGATGATTATAAAGAATTAGATATCGCAGAATACATTCTAAGTTTATGTCGAGAAGACTACGAATTACAGCGTGTAGCACAAGAGTTGTTGTTATATCAAGAGCGTGATTTGTTTAACCTATTACGTTATTTAAAATATCTTGTTGATACATTACGTAAGAATAAATTAGTTTGGGGAGTTGGTCGTGGTAGTAGTGTAGCAAGTTATGTGTTATACTTATTAGGTGTACATAAAATTAACTCATTGCACTATCAGCTTGATATCACCGAATTCCTGAAGTAAATAAGTACACATATAATAGGAGAAATAACATGGCAACATATAAAACAGCAATGGGTAAATCAATCGATATCGATTCGCTTCGCGTTGCAAATGAAAATGTAATTGCAGTAGGTAATATGAAAACCAATGGACGTGGAGACGAACTTGGTGCAGGTGGCAAGATTGCAAAAACTCGTGCTCAACTTATGCAAGAATATCATAAATTGAATACTCCAGTTGCATCACATGATGATATTATCGAATCATCAACAGCAGTAATACAAAAACCAGTAACCAAACTTGCTCAACCACTGGCAGAAGATATACCAGTTAGTGCATCGACACCACCCGAATATACCAAGCCACGTGGCAGTTTGGCTAGTGCAGTTGCTAGCGAAACTGAAATTGTGACAACTTCTGGTGTTAAACGAATTTAAGGAATAACATGGCCGCATTTGAAGCACACAAAATAAACAAGATTAGAGCATTACAAGATCATGTGTTAGTAACTGATATGAACTTTGATCAACGAGTTACTAGCAGTGGTATTATTATACAAAATACAGACGGCAAGTTAGAAGGCATACATGCACGTTGGGGCAAAGTATATGCAATTGGTAATAAACAGAAAGACGTTAAAGTCGGGCAATATGTTTTAGTTAAACACGGTCGTTGGACACGTGGTATTGAAATCGAAGATGCCACCGGCGAGCATACGTTACGCAGAATTGACCACAATGATATCTTGTTGGTTCGAGACACACCAACATCAGATGAAATTATTGGAAGAGGCCTGTAGTTAGCATGCAAGTGGTGATTTTAGGACAGCAAGGCAGTCTTGCTGTCGCTTTATCTAATCATTTAACAAATACTCATTCTGTTAAATCTATTGGTAAAGAAGAATCTGATTTTTTATCAAAGCAGTCAGTTATTGCACTTGCAAATAAAATATACAATAATGATGTAATTATTTCTTGTGCAGGTTCTTATAATGCATTAGATTCATGGGATACTATTACTATTAATGCAGTTGCTCCTATGTTATTAATAGAACATTTAATTAAATTAAAATCTACAGCTCATTTAATTTTAATCGGAAGTCATGGAGCGATGTGGACTAGTTGGCCCGGAATCTCGTTTGAAAGATTAACGTATAATGTTAGTAAAAAGACGTTGCAGGAATTTGGTACAGGTATAACTCATAGCCGTTGTTCTACTTTAAAAATATCAATCATAAATCTTAGTAAATTTGAAAGCCAATTGAATAATTTTTCTGGTGCTGCAATAACCGATATTGTCGATGTGGTTAATAATATCATTAATAGTCCGTTGCCAGTTTTATTGTACGAACTTGACACTATACATGATTAACCTATCAGAAATTCAACTTGAAATTACAACAAAATGTAATGCACGTTGCCCACAATGTGTGAGAAATTATTTTGGATCGTATACATGGCCAACTATTCCTATCATCGATATGGATTTAGAATGGTTCAAAACTAGTCTATCGCTTGAGACCTGGAAAAACCTAAAACATATTAGATTTTGTGGTACATACGGAGAGCCTTGTATGCATCCTGATCTAATTAATTTAATTAAATGGATTAAAACTGTTTCAAATGCTCGTATAACTATAAACACAAATGGCGGAATACGAACAAAATCTTGGTGGGCTGAACTAGCAACAGTTTTGTCACCCGAATGCGATAGAGTATATTTTGGTATCGATGGATTAGAAGATACTAATCATTTACATAGAATTGGAGTAAAATTCTCAAAAGTAATTAATAATGTAACTGCATTTAACAAGGCAGGTGGTATTTCAATTTGGGCATTTTTAGTATTTCGACACAACGAACACCAAATTGATGAAGCACGTAATATGTCGATAGACATCGGATGTAATTCGTTTGGAGTTAAATCTACTTCTAGGTTTGTTGATAAACAACATAAATTAGTCGATAACACTCCGGTAGTAGATGCAAACCAACATATCTTATATTTTCTCAAACCAACTACATTATCTAATTATAAAAATAATGGATATGTCGATATTAAATCAAATACAGATTATGCGCAAGCATTAAAAACAACTAAAATTTCATGTGTAGCAAAAGCAGAAAATGCTATATATATTTCAGCCGAAGGTGATGTTTTTCCATGTGGCTGGTTAGCTGATAGATTATACGGAGCAGAAGCAGAAGGACATAAAGATCATTTTACTATTATGTCAATGATTTCTAGTATCGGCGGTAAGGAAAAAATTAATCTTCATTATACAGCAATTGATGATATAGTTTCTGGTATTTGGTTTCAAAAAATAGCAGAATCTTGGAAAAATAATTCAATTGAACGATGCGCACATCAATGCGGTGGAATTAATTCACTTAATATTGAATCTGTGGCTAAATTATCTGCAACCTGGAAAAACTTAAATAAGGAGTATTAAATAATGACAACAAAACACCCAGATCCAAAATTACATCAATATATCAGTTTTGCCAAAAGTACGTTACGCATCTTGGCAGGTTGGTTTTTATGTGCTAATATATTAATAAGTGCCGGAGTATTGTTTATTGTAGCGGAATTATTAGGTATTTTAGAAGAATTAGTATGAGTATTAGTGTTAAACGAAAAGGAAATTAAATGGCAATAACGCAACTTTGGGTAGAGAAATTTCGCCCAGCAGACATCGAGGGATATGTATTCCGCGACGAAGCACAACGTGAACAAGTTAAGCAATGGATTAAGGAAGGTGCAATACCTCACTTACTATTCTCTGGTTCAGCAGGCATCGGTAAAACAACATTAGCCAAGATTCTTATTACTGCGTTAAATGTTGATGAGTATGATATTTTACAAATCAATGCGTCACGTGATAATGGTGTGGACTTTATTAGAACACGTATCGAAGGCTTTGTAAGCACAATGCCGTTTGGTAAGTTTAAAATTGTTCTATTGGACGAAGCTGATTACTTGAGTCCGGGTGCGCAGGCAGTGTTACGTGGGCTAATGGAAACATACAGTGATACAGCACGTTTTATTATGACCTGTAACTATCCACACAAAATTATCCCAGCGTTACATTCACGTTGTCAGGGTTTTCATATTGAGAAAGTTGACCATACAGAGTTTACTGCACGTGCGGCAACTGTGTTAGTGACAGAAGGTGTGGACTTTGACTTAGATACATTAGATTCTTACGTAAAGGCCACTTACCCGGATCTACGTAAGTGTTTAAACTTACTGCAAATGAACAGTACCGATAATAAACTTAAGGCGCCAAGCGAAACTGGTACAGGTACAAGTGATTACAAACTTGCAATGATTGATTTGTTTAAACATGGCAAGATTCGCGAAGCACGTAAACTGCTTTGCGAGCAGGCTCGTCCAGAAGAAATGGATGAAATTATCTCTTGGGCATATAACAATTTGAGTCTATGGAGCAAAACCGACGAAGGACAAGACGAAGCAATCTTAGTTATTCGTAAAGCCGCAGTTAATGCGCCACTTGTTGCAGATCATGAAATTAACCTTAGCGCAATGATGATTGAACTTTCACAGGTGACACAATAATGGCAGATAAAAGCATTTACTTAATTGCAAAGTACACAGGGCAACCTAAAGACCCTTCACAAACTAAAATAGCGGGTTATATGAAAAATCCTGCTAATATCGAATATGAAGAGCAAGTGTACATCACCCGTGGATTGCATAATAAACAGCTCACAAATCAAGTGATTTTGAACCTAACTGAAGCCAAAATCATCAAAAACACCTTCAAAAATGCCAATAATTTTGAAGAGCTATTCACACACTATTATGATGGCTATGCTGAATATATCGATGATGCTGTTACTTCACTAAACACTTGACAAACACTAATAATGAATGTATAATACACTTAATTAATAAGGAGTATGATATGAAAACATTATTAAATTGGTTGTTTAAAAAGAAAGAAACCTACAAGATAGACGAAGGACTTGAGTTTATTGTGCATATCTATAACACAGATGGCTCAGTTGCAAGAACATTAACTTTCGAATCACGTGCAGAACAGTTAGCATGTACAAATCAGCTTGATGAGATGGGTGTATGAAAAAACTAATAGCATGGATTCGCAACTTGTTTGATACTAGAACAGAGTATGAAAAACAAGAAAGAGCGAAATCACTTGAAAGTATCAGAAAACTAGAAAAAACACATCACATCTACGTTGGTAGACGCGGCAGTGTATCAATCATCAAAAAAGGCAAAGATGAGTTATAAAGATAAAAAAATTATTTTAACAGATTGCGACGGCGTCTGTCTTGACTGGGAGTATGCGTTTGCAGTATGGATGCAAGAACGTGGATATGTGCTTAAAGAAGATGCAAAGCTCACATACTACATTCACTTAATGTATAATAACCTTGAACATGACGAAAGTAAGAAGTTAGTACGCTTGTTTAATGAAAGTGCAGCTATGGGCTTTGTACCAGCTCTACGTGACGCTGTGTACTATGTTAAACGTCTACACGAAGAATATGGCTATGTGTTTCACTGTATTACAAGCATAAGCAAAGATGTTAATGCGCAAAAGTTACGTACAATGAATCTTCATAAATTGTTTGGTGCTAATGCATTTGAAGAAATTGTTTGCTTAGATACAGGTGCAGATAAAGATGAAGCACTTGAGAAGTATAGAGATAGTGGTCTCTTTTGGATTGAAGACAAAATTTCAAATGCAGACTTGGGTCATGCAATTGGGTTAAAATCGATATTGTTTGAACATGGGCACAACATGCATCATAAGTGCCCATATCCTGTAGTTAAGAACTGGAAAGAAATCTTTAGGTTAATTACCCATTCGGATTAGCATCGTTCCACATTTCTTCAGCAATAATAAATTCACGAACAAAACCACTGCGTACAATATCATCGTGGTTAAAGTACACACTACGGAATGATGGTATCATAGCCGCAATCTTTACAAACTTAGCAAAGCCACTGATATCATTCTTTTTACGATGTAAATCGTTTTGTGCAATATCGCCACAGTAGATAAGTTTAGAATGTTGCCCAACACGTGTTGCTACGGTAGCTAGTTCTTCATAGTTTGCATTTTGAAATTCATCAAAGATAACAATACTGTTATCCCATGTTACACCACGAATGTTACCTGTAGTGTGAAATTCTACAATGCCTGCTTCTTTTAAGAATCTATACTGATTTGTTTTTTTGAATAAATCATTAAACAGTTGTGTATAAGGCAATTCGTAAATCGCATTCTTTTCTTCTTGCGTACCAGGCACATATCCTTGCTCTCGAGCTTGTACCGCACTACGTACAATAATTATTTTCTCATATCCATTAACTTTGTCGAGTACATCACACAATGAAAGATATAATGCAATAAAACTTTTGCCCGACCCAGCCGACCCAGCTAATATCATAGAATAGTCATCATTCCACATATCAAAGACTCTTTGTTGGTTTATTGTTTTTGGGCTTACACTTACTAAATCATGACTTGAAAATTTCTTTTGGTTGTATGCTGTTGGTATTGGTATTGGGTTGGTATCTATAAATCTTACAAATTCACGTGCTTTTGTACTGGTATTGCTTCTGCGTTTTGTCATAGTTCACCATTGTTAGTTAAGTAGTTATTAATCGTGCGGTGTGGTAAATGTTACGCCACTGTTAATTAAAGGTCGTTGGATAATTAATATGTGTTTGCGAATACAGTATAGTGCATAGTGTAATTGAGACTGTCTGAATATGCCTTCTTGTAGTGTCAGTGTATTTTAACCATTGTCGTCTGAGTATACAATTTATTAAACTTATGCTTGTTTCTGTATTACTTGTTCTCCTATATTAAATTTATTTAAGCATAAGAAAATGGTTGAAAGTACACAGTTATGTCTGAGATTTAATTACTAAATACTGAGCTAAGTTGTCCACTCGGCATAAATTCGATTACCAGTATCCCACCGTACCTCGACTAATTTATATCCAAACTGATCAGCAAGCTCTACATGTTTTTCTATAGTCCACGGATAGAAGTTAATGTCTTTACATTGTTCATTATTGTGGTCGGCAATACCAGGATTACAGCGCCAATATATTCTACTTTTAGGTTTAAGACAATTAACTACACATGTAATTTGATTTAATATAGTTTCTTCCGAGCCAAAGTTAATACTACCCAAGCAAAATGCTACATCAAATTTGATATCATTTCTAAAATGTTCTATCGATACTTTAAAATCTGCATTATCATTTGCTGGATCTATACCAACTAAAAACGGAATCCGTTGTTTAAATTCATTAAATCCACAACCTACATCTAATACTAATTCCTTATGGTTGACTTTATCTACTAATGCCCACCCCGAGTATTTGTATTGATTTATGTTGCTTTTCCATACGGTACTAAAATAATTATTAAGTGCTGTTATATTCATATAATTACTTATATGAAGAACATTTGTGTAATATATAATGGTGGAAATTATGGTACATTTATTGAATGGTGTTTAAATTATTTCAGTGATTTAACATTTGATGAAACCTTGCCATTTACTTCTTCCGGTGATTCTCATAAATTTAAAGGAAATAATTTAGGCGATTTTGCTGGGTGTGTAAATTATATACAATCATCTAATAATTATTCATTTGTTAGGGTGCATCCAAAAACAAAAATAGATGAGGATATAATCCATAATTTACAATATATTAATCGATGGTTTAATAAAATAATTTATATCAATCAGACCAGGAACGATATGGCCTGGAGCATCAATAATAAATTTGAAAAAATTTATCCCAACAGATGGCTTGCACACAATGAATTAACAATCTTATCCGATATACAGCGATGGAACGTAGATAGCTTAGATAAAATGACAATTTGGGAAAAACGTGAATTTATGTCGTTAAATAGCTACCCGCAACATGTATCAGAATCTGAATTAGAAAAATCTCATCAGATTCGACTTGAATTTAACAATTTTCATTTCATTGATTTGACAGCACTGCGAGATAATTTTAAAAATGAAATACTTTCATTATTAGAATATTGTCAACTTACTGCGGTACGTGTTGATAAAATGCAATATGTTTATGATCATTGGATAAAATGTCAACATCATTGCAACAAAGATCAATTAATTAAAGTAATTGTTAATTCTATTTTAAATAATAATTATTACGATTGGTCAGCTTATAATTTAACATTAGTCGATGAAGCCTTGATACAATATTATCTCAGAGAACAACATATAGAAATTAAATGTTATAATTTAAATATATTTCCAACAACTACAACCAAATTAAAAGAATACTTATATAATGTCTAATTTACCTAATTACATATTCTTCACTGGTGTGCCCGGATCACGGTGGAGTGGTATTGCGCAAGTACTAGAGTCGATACCAGGCATGAATACAAGTGATCGCACACCAGCACGTACATACAGTCATCATAGTTACACAGGGCATGTCGGTGCATACTTTGGCCGCGACATGGAGTTTGATACTATGTTAGATGCAGCGCACATAAACAGTGCATGGACTACAAAGGGTGGTACTAAGTTAGTTAAAAGTCATGATTGGGCATATAAGTTACAAGAAATTAAAGATGCATTCCCTGATGCGTGGATTATGCTTGTCTATCGCCCAGATATGAGTAGTTATGCTTGGTGGCACGAAGCCGGAGGATTTCAAATTAAGTATCCTTGCTATGATGCATACAAGAACAGCCCGACTATGCTCGGAGAAATAATAGCACAGAATTCTGCTATACTCGAGTTTGGTATGATAAATAATTGTAAGTGGGAATACTTTACATCCGGGTGGATTAAAGAAAATTTCAATGCAGATATCAATGTAACTAACATCTGGCCAGATATATTAGTTACATTAATTAAATTATAACGTTATAGGAAAATAAAATGAACTCAAAACAATTTGTTGCTAAAATGGCACAAGACAACGAAGCACTTTTCAAAGCAAGTGAAATGCAAGTTGAAGCATATTTCAATAGTAACCCGACACAAGAGCAATTAGTAACACACTTTGTTGGCCGTATGGTTAATGAAAGAATGAATATGGTAGAGATTTCTACTAAAGTTGCTAATATGCCTGCAGATGCAACAGCAGAATATTGTGCTCTAATCAGTAAACAAGCATTAGATGAAGCTAACCATTTCCGTATGGTGCGTGATGTTATCGAACACATGACAGGCGAAACATTAGATGTTGCGGCTGCTATTGCAGATGAAGAAGCAAATCCAACTGCTAAAGGTGCTGTACTTTTAGAAAAATACGAAGCACAAAACGATCCATTGGCTTTAGCTGCGTATCAGTTCATTGCTGAAGGCCGTGCTGAACGTGTTTGGAATAAAATGGCTGATTGTATTCAAGACGAATTCATTGCAACAACATACGCTAAAATTGCTAAAGATGAAGGCTTCCACTCTCAGATTGGTGCACGTTCATTAGAACTATTGGCAACAGACGACGCTACCCAAGCACGTGTTGAGCAAATTGCTCGTACAATGCGTGTGGATCTGTTTGCTGTATCATGTATGAACACAGTTGCATTACCAGAAGCTGCAAAATTAATTGCCGATGCTTACAGCGCATAATTAATAGTATAGTTTCGCAAAAGGGACTTAGGTCCCTTTTTTTATCTCTAGGATTTCGATGAAAGATTATACAGTTATAATCAAATGGTTCTCGGCAACAATGATTTTATGTGCTATGCCTTTACATATTTTAGGTATCACACCCTGGAATAGCATATTACAAATTATAGGTGCATGTGGGTGGGTTTATGTAGGTTTCAAATGGAAAGAAAAATCTCTTATTACTAACTTCTTACCACAGATTTTTATGATTATTGCTGGATTAATTTACTTTGCGTACTTCAAATGAAAATAGCTATTTCTCAAACACAAACTAGTATCAATGGTATCATTTATGATTGTTTAGATCCACAGTGGTATACTTTCTTATATGATCATGATTTAATTCCTATTCCTAATATTATAGATGTAAATTTTAATGCAGACATGTTAATATTAACCGGAGGCAAAGATACCCCAGCTAGGTTAGCAACAGAAACAACTCTCTTTAATATAGCATTGGCAAAAAATATACCTATACTTGGTATATGTAGGGGTGCATTTATTTTAAATGGTTATTATAATGGTATGAATAGAGTAATCGACGGGCATAGTAAAACAGAACATGCCATAGAAATGGAAGAACAGACATTTATCGTCAATAGTTTTCATAATTCTGGCATTTATCTTATTGGCGATGATATTGAAATTATTGCTACCGCCGATGATTGTATTGAGGCATATAAACATAGATATTTGCCAATTTGGGGTCTTTCGTGGCACCCGGAACGTATGGAAGAACCTGTGTTACCAAAGGAGTTAGAGGAGTTATTGTTTGGCTAAAATGTTGATTTTAACTGGTCCGCAAGGCGCAGGTAATCATCTATGGAGTAAAATATTCAGTTTACATCCTGAGGTATATGGATGGAAAAGTCTATTAGACAATTATTGGGAAGCACATAGATTTGCAGAACCTTTTTGTGAACACTGGCGTGACCACAAACGATTAGAATCATTTAACTGGAATCAAAACGAATATTTCTTTACCAGTATTAGTTTACCGTTGGGTATTATAGGCAGTGATATAAATCCTGTATGGCTACCCGATGTAAGTGGATTTGCTGCTACTGTGCTAGGTCAAGGGGTAGAAGTACAAATTGTTGTCTGTGGGCGTGACCAAACTATATTATCTAATCAGCAAACAAGAATCAGAACACAAAGTACATTGCCTATGTTTATGGAACAATTACCTAAACTATGGAATCCTACGTTTTTAAGTTATGAATTATTGTATCTATATAAACAAGATTACTTAAAAAGTTTAAATCTCAATATACCAATAGCGTGGGATAATCCTACAATTAACCAAATACTAGATGATGATGCTAATGTCAAATATATACACGATATTAATTATAATGAATTAGACAATGGCAATAAATTTGGCAAAACATTTAAAACAAAACCATGAATAATTCTATAAATTTCAATACAGCTAATTTAATTATTGTTTGCTATCCAGATGATGCCGGCGGCAAATTTTTAATAAATTGCTTAGGACTAAGCGACGATGCTGTATTTTTATCAAATACCATGGCTGCTAAACAACTTAATCTAACTTTTTCTCAATCCGACAAGATAGGATATTTAAATACTGCGATAGGAAAAATAACTAATACATGGAATGATTTAGGATTAGGCGAAAAGGAATTCTTTGGTGTAGGTAATACTGAATATTATCTACGGCCTCAATTAGTAAAACAAGCACCATTTGATCCTGTTATATCTAAGTTATCACATAGTGATAAGAAGTTTTTTACCGTTGCGCACGGCGAATGGGAATTAGGGCCGATATTAAATGTTTGGCCAAATGCCAAGGTTATAATATTTAAAAATTGTAAACAATTTATGAACTATAGAACAAAAAGTAACCTTCAACGATTATGGGACGCACTTAAAGGTGCCGATTGGCCAGATGTTGCTCCGCTTAGTGCATCTGAATTTGCTACGCTTCCACAATTCATTAAATCTGAATTAGCGTTAGCCGGCGATATAGGTACTATTATACACAAAATGGCATATGATGAATTGGTATTAAATGATTATTACAATGCTATGGAGAAATACGTAGATCACGCGATATATTGGGATACTAATCATTATTTCTCAGAAGATGAAACAATAGGTGAAATAAAAAAATTATATGAGCTATATAATTTAAATAATTTTAATGTTGAATTAATAAAACAATATTATCGTTTGTGGATTAGTAAATTAGTTGAGCTTACACAAAAATGAAAAAACTATTAATTATTACAGGGCCGCAAGGTTCGGGCAATCATTTATTCAGTAGGGTGTTAAGCACACATCCACACGTAGGTGGATGGAAAGACCTATTAAAACAATATTGGATACCTAGCGACGAAGAACCTTTTGCTAAGTTTTGGATTAAGCCCGACGAACTAACATCGGCGCAGTTCGAAGGATACGATTATTGGCTTGCTAATGTAAGCTGTCCATTCTTTTATGATGGAGTCCGACATGTACCTAAAATACTCGAAGTAGCTAAACAAGCACGTGGACTTGGGATAGATGTTAAGATTGCCATAATCACTCGTGACAAAAATATTAATGCAGAACAACAATTACGAGTACGAAAAGAAATTACCACTCCGATTGCGCAGGATTATTACTATAATCATCTCTTATCCAGTGATTTTCCTGTACATTTTCTATCAAATGAGGCCTTATTTTTATATCACGAGCAATACCTTAAATGGATTAGCAAACTCTTAAGTTTTCCAGTGGATTACACCAATCCTGAGATATTTAAATTCTTAACAGAAGATCCAAATGCAAAATATGTTAAATATGTTGACAAATACTGGTTAGATGAACAGGTATGGCATGGTGTACAATCGAAGCAAGCTCGCGGAATTGAATAAATAACATAAAGAACCTAAAACTATGACCCACGCAATTAAAGATGTTATACAGAATACAAAAAATATATTCATGACTGACAGCAGTTTGAATACGTTATTGGACTTTGAGCGAGTATTAGACGAACTTGACCTTTATGTGTTTGCACACTGGAAAGAGGGTGAGTTAGTACAAGGTCCGGCATACGAAAAGTATTTTGTAACTTGTACATTTATGTGGCCGTTTAAACGTATGCCGGACCCACGTGGCGGCGAACGTTTACTAAGTTACGACTGTGAAGTTTATTATAGCAAAGATATGTTATCATATCCAGTTAAAGTTAAGGAGCCAGATGACTTTGAACCGGGTGGCAAAATGCCTAAGATGAAAAAAGTTCCGGTTTGGCTTGTTAAAATTGTTATGCCTAAAAAGCTAATGCAAGAAATACAACAAGGTAGTTTAGAATTAGAAAGTGAAACATTAGACCTCGAAGATGTAAACCAAGCATACGAAGAAGGTGATGACGCAGCGGAAAATATAGAAGGTGAAGAAGGACAAGGTAACGAAGCATTAGGCACTGAGCAAGGTATAGATCAAAATGTACAATAAACAACTTAATGAGAACTTAGAAGGTGGTGACTTAAAGCGTCTTATTCACGATGAACTACATATTGATGAATATAAAAGTAAAATGGGCGATGATGCAGATGTTTGCGTTATTAGTTTTAAAGTAGCAGGTAAAGAACCATCGATTGACTTAGTTAGTTTTATCGAAAAGGGTTACGATTGGGTACTTGATGCCGATGTTAGCTCGGGCGAGAAAGACGGTGGCGATTACCTAGTGTTTATCGAAATTGATCGCACACCAAAAATGCCCGAACAAATTTATCAATTAATATCAGATCTTGTAAACTTAACAGAGCAAGATATAAATGATTGGCGAGTACAATATTTTAAATCAAATAAAGAACACCAATTGACTGTTGAGGCACTAAGTCAAATTATGCCATTAACTCCAGATAAGTATCGTGCTAAGTATGAAAAAGACGTAGATGTAGAGCCAGATAGAGAACTTGATGCATTAAAAACAGCGGCAGGTGTCGATGTAACTACAACAGCCCCGGTTAATGATTTTACAGAAAGTTTAAGACGGGCAGCAGGAATAAAATAGGATTTTTCAATTATGCAAATTACAGCAGATTTAATCAAAGCAATATATCCACAATATAACCACCCAGATGATTTAGCAGTGGTACTAACTAAGCAATTTGAAAAGTATGAGATTAATACTATTAATCGTGCCGCTGGTTTCCTAGCACAATGTGGCCACGAATCAAATGGCTTCACGGTACTTAAAGAAAACTTAAACTATTCAGCAGAAGGACTTAACAAAATATTTCATAAGTACTTTCCAACTGTAGAATCGGCGATACCGTATGCACGTAATCCACAAAAGATTGCAAACAAAGTATACGGTAGCCGCATGGGTAATGGTGACGAAGCAAGTGGCGATGGCTTTAAGTTTTGCGGACGTGGTGCTATTCAACTTACAGGGCATGATAATTACAGCAAGTTTGCCGCAAGTGTTGGTAAGACTATAGACGAAGCAGTAGCAGACCTAGAAACATTAGATGGTGCTATCGAATCAGCTTGTTGGTTTTGGAAAACAAATGGATTAAATGCTATATGTGATAACGATGATATAGTTACTATGACTAAACGTATCAATGGTGGCACTATCGGTTTAGATGATAGAACTGCACACTATAGTAAAGCTAAACAATTATTAAGTGGCAATGCTATCCCAGGAAGCGTACCAACAACCACAGGATATGTAACGATACGTGTCGGTAGCAACAATGCTACAGTTAAAGCAGTGCAAACAGCATTAGGATTAACAGCCGATGGTGTGTTTGGACCAGGTACAGAAAAAGCAGTTAAGGCATGGCAAATAGCACACAGCTTAACAGCAGATGGTATAGTAGGCCCAAACACCATCAAACAGATGCTAGGAGAATAATATGTTCATTTTAAATTGGCTTCCTGATTTCGTATTTCATTTAATACTAATAACTGGTATTTTAGCGGTTATTGCGAGTTTAGTATTAAAAATGGTTCCGTTTGTTGATCAATATCGTGTGCCGTTGCAAATAATTGGAATTATTTTAACATGCGTTGGAATATGGTACGAAGGAGGCATTGCTAAAGACAATGAATATCGTAAAGCGATACTAGAAATGAAGCTACAGGTTGCAGAATCTGATAAGAAAGCGGCCGAAGCTACAGGTCGGGTTGAAATTGTTATTCGTGATAAAGTTAAAGTTGTTCACGATACTAAAGTTGTAATACAAGAAAAAATTATCAATATGGCCGATTATATAGATGCAAAATGCAAAATCACACCAGAAGCAGCAGGAATACATAACCAGTCTGCCAAACGACCAGTGGTAGGAGTAGATAAATGAAAAGATTATTGATTATTATATTGTTATTCAGTTTATCGAGCTGTGCATGGATGACTGTATCAGTTAAGCGTACCTTTCCAGAAATGCCAGTAAGTTTAACTACAACCTGCCCGGACTTAAAAGAAGTTAAAGAAAACACAGAAAAGTTAAGCGAACTTCTATTTGTAGTAAACGACAATTATAGCCTATATCATGAATGTCAAATTAAATCAGAATCATGGGTTAAATGGTATGATGAACAGAAGAAAATATTTGAGGATATAAAGTAAATAATAACAATAACTAGGAGCAAGCAATGGCAACAGCAGATGAAAAGAAAACAGAACATTGGATGACGTCAACTTGGCGACCAATGATGGCAATGACATATATGGCTATTAATATTTTTGATTTTATTGCAGGACCAATATTATTCAATTTTTTACAATATCAACACCCAGGCCAGGCAATTATTATGTGGACTCCATTGACCCTTCAAGGTGGTGGTTTAGTACACCTTGCATTTGGTGCTATCCTAGGTGTTGCGGCATGGACACGTGGCCAAGAAAAAATTGAAACGATTAAAAATCCAGAATCATAATATCTACAATAATTAAATAGTAAATAAAAAGGAGAGCTTGACAAATCTCCTTTTTTCACATATAATAACTACTATGACAGATGCATATTCAACATTAGGCGTACAACGTGACGCCACAGACGAAGAAATTAAACGAGCGTATCGTAAACTTGCGGCTAAACATCACCCAGACAAAGAGGGCGGTAATACAGCTAAGTTTCAAGAGATACAGGGTGCGTACGAAACACTAACCGACCCACAGAAACGACAAGAACACGATAATCCAAATCCATTCCATAGGCATGGTGCTCAATCAGCCGCAGATCATTTTGAATTCCATTTTGGCGGTGGGGGAGCACAAGATATATTCAGTCAATTCTTTAGGCAAGGCGGCAATCCATTCCAGCAACAGCAAACTAGACGTAATAAAGATTTACGTATTAATATAACTGTTACATTAGCAAGTACATTAAGTGAACAGCAAAAAACAGTAATTGTTCAAACTACTAAGAACGACAAATTCAATGTCGATGTTAAAATACCGCGCGGTGTAAGCAATGGAACAACAATAAAATATACACAACTAGGCGATAATTTCTTCGAGTCATTGACAAGAGGGGACTTGTATGTTATAATTAATGTTATAGCGGATAGTAGATTTGAGATACACGGAGTTAGTTTAGTTACTAATTTAGAAATTTCATCAATTGAAGCAATGACTGGTACCGAAAAAGAAATAGTAGGACTCGATGACACTACATTTTTAATTAAAATTCCAGTAGGTTGCCAATTTGGTACTAAGTTTGGGTTACAAGGTAAGGGCTTATATCAGATGAATACAGAATATAGAGGTGATTTAATTGTTAATACAATAATTAAAACACCAACATTAACAGAAGCACAGATACAAATACTTAAAACAATTTAATAAAGGGCTACACACATGGCAATAAATTCTAATCCTGAAATTGAAGAAATCATTGCATCTGCAACTGAACTTGCACGTGACTACAGGCACGAGTATGTAACACTTGAGCATTTATTAATTGCACTAGTTGAATTTAGATCATTTAAGAAATTGCTAACTGAATACGGAATTGATACTACTCCATTGTTAGCAGATTTGTATGAATATACAGCACAACAACATCACCTTGTTGATTTAACAGATAAGGAAATTGTACCGCAACGTACACACAGTTTAGAACGTGTATTCAATCGTGCGTTTACGCAAGTATTGTTTACAGCACGTGAGCAAATGGAACCAGTCGATTTGTTCTTAAGTATCAGCCAAGAAACTAATAGTCATGCCGCTTACTTTATGCTTAAATGGGGTATTAACCGTAAAGACTTAGTAAAATATTATTCAGAAAAATATATCAATAGCAAAACAACTAAAACCAAAGATCCAAAAGTTAAACAAGATTACTCCGATGCAATCTTAGAAGAGTATTGCACAAATCTTAATATAGTTGCAACAGATGGCAAAATCGATCCAGTTATCGGCCGTGAGTTTGAATTAGAAGAAATTGCACAAGTACTTGCACGTCGACATAAATCAAACGTGTTAATGATTGGTGACCCAGGTGTAGGTAAAACTGCAATTGCAGAAGGACTTGCACACAAAATCGTTAATGGTAATGTACCAGAGTATTTGAAACCATACACAGTCTATAACTTAGAGATTGGTAGCTTACTTGCAGGTAGTAAATACCGCGGTGAGTTCGAAGAAAAACTTAAAGATGTATTGGGTGCATTAAATGAAAAAGGTAATACAATTCTATTCATCGATGAAGCACATCAAATGCAAGGTGCAGGTTCAGGTAGTTCAAGTTCAGTAGACTTTGCTAATATGCTTAAACCAGCATTAGCTAAAGGTGGCATTAAAGTTATTGCAAGTACTACATACGAAGAATACACACAGTCATTTGAAAAAGATCGTGCGTTAATGCGTCGTTTTTATAAACTAAACATCGATGAACCAAGCCCAGAAGTAGCTAAAGATATTTTACTCGGACTTAAAGGTCACTTTGAGAAGTTCCATAATGGTGTAATTTTAGATGAAGCAATTGAACTTGCTGTTGATTTAAGTGTACGTTATCAAACAGACAAACGTTTACCAGATAAAGCAATTGACTTAATTGATATGAGTTGCGCCCGTCTTAAAATTAACAATCCAACTTGGACTGTTAGTGGCGAATCAATTATTGATACTCTTTCTAAAGCAACTAAGATTCCAAAAGAGAACTTTGATAGCAAACATGCATCAACTTCGTTACCAAGTTTAGAAGGCAATATTAAAGACAAACTATATGGACAAGATACCGCAGTTGATGCAGTACTTGAGAAAATTTATATTGCCAAAGCTGGATTAAAGGCACATAACAAACCAATCGGTAACTTCTTATTCTTAGGACCAACCGGTACTGGTAAAACAGAACTTGCTAAATTGCTTAGTGAAAACTTAGGCATGAAGTTACTACGTTTTGATATGAGTGAATATCAAGAGAAACATGCTATGGCTAAACTCATTGGTGCTCCTCCAGGCTATGTTGGTTACGAAGATGGTAATTTAGGCGGCGGCTTGTTAATTAGTGAAGTCGAGCGTAATCCACATGCTATTATCTTGCTAGATGAAATTGAAAAAGCTCATCCAGACATTAGTAACTTATTACTACAGATCATGGACGAAGGTACTATTACTGGTAGCAATGGTAAGAAAGCAGATTGTCGCAATGCTATGCTAGTACTAACAAGTAACTTAGGTTCCGCAGATAACGAGCAAAACAATATTGGCTTTGGTCGCGATTTACAAAAGACAGGCGAAGATGATAGTGCTGTGAAAAAGTTCTTCAAACCAGAGTTCCGCAATCGTTTAGATGCAGTTGTTAAGTTTAACGGACTCGATAAGATTAGCATGAAGAAGATTGTTGTTAAATTCTTAAACGAACTTAATGAATTGCTTGCAGAGAAATCAATTAAACTACGTTCAACAGAAGCATTAGTTGATCACTTAGTCGAAGTTGGATTTGATAGAGCAATGGGCGCACGTCCACTGGCACGTAAGATTAGTGAGTTAATTAAAGTGCCGCTGAGTAAGAAAATATTGTTTGAAAATATTGCTAGTGGTAGTGCAGTTACAGCAGATTATATCAATGATGCAGTAGAATTTATCATTGTCGAACCAACTGATGAAATTGCATTATTAGAAAACAAAACAGTTGACGAGCAAGGCTTTATTATCGTAGAATAATTTGTAGCAACAATTGCCATGATAAATAATTATATACAGCTATTATGAGGACATATCATGGCAAAGTTACACGAAGAAGTGTTAGTTATCAAAATTAGTAAACTATTAAAAGACAGTGATAGTGCACCAGAAATTATTGACAATGATGTATTAATTAGTCTCGAGGCGGTAATAGAAGAACTTGCAGGCACAGGCACACTAGTAGAAATTCAAAGAGCATAATTCAATTTAAAAAGAGAGATTTTCAATGGCAAAGCGTATTAAACCTAATCAGCCAGCAATGATTGCTGCTGAACAACCACAAGCACAACCAGATTTTAGTAAATATCATATTCATTTTGCCATTCCGTGTTATGGTGGACAAATCAATGAACCAACGTTTACAAGTTTCCTACGTTTCATTTTATTAGCGCAACGTGCAGGCTTACAATGGTCATTGGATACTATGGTTAACGAGTCACTGGTAACACGTGCCCGTAACAACTTAGTTGCTAAGATGATGACAAACGATAAAGCGACACACTTCATGTTTATTGATGCCGATATACGTTTCCAGCCAGAATCAATCTTCCAAATGTTGTTATGTGAAAAAGATATTATCGGTGGGTTGTATCCTAAGAAAGCATTGCCAATCAGCTATGTAATTAATGTACAACCAGGTACTACAATCGAAAATGATATTTTCAAAGTAGACACAATGGGCACAGGCTTTATGATGTTTAAGAAAACAGTTGTTGAGAAAATGATTGAACATTACGGCCCGACTACAAAATATGTAGATGATGTTGGACTTGGTAAACAATTCGAACCATTTATGTATTCGCTGTTTGATACAGAGATTGACGAAAAAGGTCACTATCTAAGCGAGGATTGGACATTCTGTAGACGCTGGCAGAAACTCGGTGGTGAGATTTATGCGCATAGTAAAGTTTTATTAAATCACTGTGGTCACTATGAGTTTGCAGGTGATTTAAGTGTATTAACCGGCGGTCCAGCAGTAGATCCAAGTAAACCTACGCCAGCAGATACTACAGCACATCATCCAGTATAAATGGAACAAGAATCACTAGAATTTGCAGTTACAGTCAGTGGAACATATTGGGACAAAAAACCACAGTTCTCTATCTGGATCGATAATAAAGTTATTATCCAGACTGAAATTTCTAGTGATGCCCCACAAACTCACAAATTTACTCGTAATATCAACGAAGGTGAACATACACTTAGAATTAAATTAGAAAATAAAACAGATAGTGATACTTTAATTGTTGATAATAAAGTAACTAAAGATATGTTACTTAACATCGATGATATTGTAATTGATGATATAAATTTAGGCCATATTAAGTGGGATGCAGATTATAAGTTAGATAAACCGCATTTATACCAAGGTAAAGAAATAACAAATTTAGAACATTGTGTTAATCTCGGATGGAATGGTACTTATATACTTAAATTTTCTAGCCCTTTTTACGTATGGCTATTAGAAAAATTATAAACTAAATATAGTAATAGCTACAGGATTACTATGTTTTTATCTGAAATTTTTGAATCAACAACTCCTAAACATGCATCATTTTGCTTCGGTAGAATGAACCCACCTACACTTGGACACGGGCAATTAATCAACACAGTAGCAAAAGCTGCACGTAGCGGTGATTACTTTATCTTTGTAAGTCAAACACAAGATAAGAAAAAGAATCCACTTGATTATGCAACAAAAATTAAATTCATTAATGCATTATTTCCAGACCAAGCTAACCACGTTGTATACGACCCTGAATTAAAAACTATTATGAATGTTATCCACTGGTTATATGAGCAAGGGTATCGCAGTATAACAATGGTAGCAGGCAGTGACCGTATTAGTAGTTTTCAAGAATTACTTCCTAAGTACAATGGCGTAGAAGGTACTAACGGTGCTTATTATAAATTTGATACTATTAACTTTGCAAGCAGTGGCGAGCGTGACCCTGATGCAGATGGTATTGCTGGCATTAGTGCTAGTTCAGCACGTGAAGCGGCCGTTAATGGTGATATCAATGCATTTGCACAAGCAACAGGTGCTGGTAAACTTACCCAACCATTATACCAAGCAGTGCGCAAAGGTATGTTATTATCAGATCCAGAGCTAGCAGAGTGTAGTGGCTACATTCCAAAGAATAAACGAGAAGCTAAAGACCCACGCTGGAGTAATTCTCTTACAGTGGATATCAAACCAGGTGCAATCAATAAAAATCTCAAAGCATTACGCTTAATTTAATATGGCTGCAGTAAATCTCACAGTTGAAGTACACTGCCTAGATCTAATAGACCAAAATAATTATCGATTATATGTAAACAACGATTTGTTAACCGAGCGTACCTGGATTTGGGATTTAAATACATTAATTAATGAAAATATCTGGTTAGATATACCTAATAATAGTACTAATATTGTTAGAATTGAAATAATTACTCAAACTACTTCTATATCACAATTTGCACTTCGCAATTTACAAGTCTTCGATGTTCCGTTTACCTCTACCCAAATCAATGATCTAACTATAAGTTTTACATTATAATAAATACATTATATGAAAATAAATGACATTATCAAACGACCAGACTTAACTGAAGATGCAACAGGCGGGGGAACTAGTTCTGGTGCGATTGCTACAACACCGGGGGTTGGCGCAGGCCCTAAAGTGGGCACACTGTTTGGTGGTACATATAAACAACCTAAAACTAAAAAGAGAAAAACAAAATGATGAAAAAACTATTAGAAGCTATGTCCCGTTTTGCTGGCGAACCTGAACAAAAACCAGGCGAACAGTGGAAGGATACTGACAAGGGTACTCCGGGTAAAAAACTAGTTGGCGATAGTATCATTAAAGATCTAAGCAAAGGTGTAACTCCTAAAACTAAAGAAGAAGAATTGGCAGAAGCATTTGCTAACTTCAACGAAGATGACTTAGGCGTAGAAGAAAAACGCCCGCATCGCAAAGGTAGCCGCCCAGCTCGTGAGTATACCAAAAATGGTAAACCAAGTAAACGTTATACACCAGTTAAAGAAGGTTGGAACACAGGGTCTGACAGAGTAAATTTACCAGATGGTCCAATGACATATTGGAATGGTACGGGTCGCTTACAAAACGAATACAATGAGTTATACGAAAAATTAGTTCCAAGTCAAGGCGCGGCAGAAACAATCGAAGGTGAAGTATTACGTGCATCAAGCAAAATTGTATACCGTCACTTCAATGATGGCGATTTGTTTAACCAAGCAAGTTTTGATCAACTCGAACAGTACATTGGTCGAGTTGCAAACTATGATGACTTAGCTGAAAAAGCAATTGAATTTGCACTTAAAGCGCAAGGTAACTATCATCCAAACACAGGTTGGGATAGCTTAGATGTCATGGATTACGGCCCGGAAGAAGAGGAAGAATACAACGACGAAGAAGATGACGAAGATGATACTAACTGGGACGAGGAAGACGACGAGTTAGAAGAATCATCTAATGTAGTTGCTCGTTATGCTGATGATAGATCTAGAGGTACAGGCTTTGTTTATAACATAGATGCTACTGGTCAAATTACTAGTTCTGGAAATATTAGACATAACAAAAAATTCTCAACTCCAGAAAAAGCAATGGCTTACTTAGATAAATGTGGATTTACAAAGAAAGGCGAGTTAGAAGAAGGTATGGAAGAATTTGCCAAATCACAAGCTAAGAAACGTGCTGAAAAAAGAAAATCAATTCCTTGGCCTAAAGAAGTTCCAACTGATGCTGAACAAGAGCGTAATCGCACTCGTGACGAAGAAGAAAACGATCCACATCCTTATGCAGACACTCCGGACTTAGATGAAGCAAAATGGAGAGAAAATCCAGATGCATATTATTCTGAATTAGATGATGAAGGTAACGAATATAAAACATCAAAAGGTGATGTTGGCCGAGATTTATTGAAAAAAGATAAACTTGGTTATACAAGACCAGGTAATGCCAATGTTGTATCAAAAGGTGCTAGAACTGGAAAAGCAACTCAATCTCATATTAATCAATTAAAAGGTAATATTAAACATTCTTTAGCTAGTCATGGTAAAGCAAATTTACCCGAAGGTGAACACGATGCTGAGTTTATTGATCATGAAGATGCATGGTACAACATGGCTGACTGGGCTCGTGCAGAATTTAAAAAGGGGAAAACAGTAGAGGAAGTTATTAAATATCTACGTGACAACGATTATTTAGGTCCGCAAGATACTAACAACTTTATGAAAACAGTACGTGGCGAAAAGTGGAATGAATCTGTTGAGCAAGATGTTAACGAAGGTGCTGCTGATATATATTCAGTAACATCAGAAAGAAATGGTAGAGAGCGTAGTAAGTCAGGTACGTTAGCTGAACTTATTGAATACTATGGCTACACATTAGAAACTGGTAAATCATACGAACATGAACGTGGTAACAGAAAAATCAATCTTAACCCAAAGAGTATTGAATCATTGGTGCAAAATTTAAACAATGCCAAAAGCAATGCAGCGGCTAACGGACAAAGCAACGAACGCTTTTACGTAGATCATGGTAACATGGTTGATGAAGGTAAATGGTTTAAAACACAATACGGTTGGGCTGGCGGACGTAATGAAAAGACTGGTAAAATGTACAAACATCCAGATCAAATCAAAGCAGACCGTGAAGCTAAGAAAGCTGTAGCTAAAGATGCGTTTAATGATATGTTTGGCGGTGATGCAGAAGATTTAACTCAGAACTTAAAAATTAAAGAAGCAGGCATGCCATCATCTGTTATTAAACATAAACAAGCATTAGCAAGCAAAACACCAGAAGCACTGTACGCTGGATTTAAACAAGTTGCTGATAAACAAGGTAAAAGTGTAGAAAGTCTTGCTAGATCGGCGGCATGGAGACATGGTTACGGCAAAGGTAACGGTCAAGGTAGCGCACATTACTGGGATAAAATTAAGCACTTAGGTGAAACAGTAAGCGAAGCTGATATGTTTAAAGCTGGACAACGTGCTATTAAGAATATAAAATCTACAACGCAACAACGTAAATCAGAAGCAGAAAAAATGGCAATAGCGCAAGCACAGATTGATGCAGATAGAGAAAACGAGCGTGATAGATTTAGCCAAGAAGAATTATACCCATCAGATGACTCGCACGATTTAGATGAAGGTGCTGACTTAACATTGTTTAATTTAGATCGCGCATTATCGAGATACAATATGGAAAAAAAGAGTGAAAATCCAGATCCAATTCGAATTGCGCAATTGAAAAAAATAATTATTAAATATAAAGAAGATTTAAATACTAAAAAATATGGTCATCCTGAAGACTTCATTAATCCGAATTATGATTCAAAAACTGGAAAGTGGGCGCACTCTGGCATTAAAAGACCAGTTACAATGGATGAAGGTTGGGAAGCCGACTTAGCTAAAACAAATCGCGAACGTATGAAAAAAGAACGTGCGGCTGCTAAACCTATGGCACCTATTGCTAAAGCAAAGCCAAACTATGATAGAGTATTCCAGGATATCAATTCAGCAATCGGTGATACTTTCCCAGATGGTGACCCAATGGATGCGTTAATGCGCAAGTACAGAGATAGCTACGGTGATTTAAACATTGATTTGTTAAACAAAGCATGTCGTGTAAATGGTGCAAAATCATATCATGATTATGTTGCTAAAGTATGGCAACAATACATGCAGGATAATCCAGACTTAGTACAAGGTGGTAATCCTTGGATTGCAGAAAATGGTCATCCTCAACATTATGTAGATCGTTATAACAAAGACTTAGAGCGTAAGATTGATAAGGAT